ATTTCGCAAGGCATTGCCGGCGCGGAGATCGGGCTGGGTTCGAGCGATCTGGCTGCTGCGGTGAGTGCATCGGGGACGCTGGCACAATTGTGCTCAGCTCAGGCCTATGTTGGGCGGGCTGTGGCCAATTTGGCGGAGGCCGGCTGATGCGCGAGGTTACGGTGGCAGGCGGCAATCTTTTTCAGGTGGCGTCAGTCTATCTTGGCGATGCAACGCAATGGGTGCGTATCGCGGCCGCCAATAACATACTGGATCCTTTCTTGCAGGGGCTGGTGACGCTGTCTATTCCTGACGTCGATCCATCGGCGGGAGGTGGCATTGGCCAGCAGTAGTGCGCGGACGCCTGCCGTTGCGGTCAGCGTCAATGGCGTAGCGGTGGGTGGTGTCATCGAGGCCGAGGTTTCCAGCAATAGCCATCTTGCAGCGAACCGGTTCCGGCTTCGGCTGGCGCTCGATGTGTCCGGGGCCGCGGTCTGGTCATCCGGCCCTTTGCAAATTGGGATACAGTTCGGGCTGGATGGTTCCTGGGTTCCGATGCTTCTGGGACAGGCGGATTTTATCGAAATCGATCCAATTCGGGGTGAGGTGAGCGTCGATGGGCGGGACTTGACGGCGTTGTTCATCGAGGCCCGCACACAGGAGACCTTTCAGAACCAGACAGCAAGCGATATCGCAATATTGCTGGCGGCGCGGCAGGGGCTCACGCCCAACGTGACCGCAACATCGCTACCTGTGGGGCGGAATTTTCAAAGTCAGCATGCTCGGACGACGCTGGACCAGCATGGGCGGTTTACGACCGAATGGGATTTGCTGACGCGGCTGGCCGACCAGGAGGGTTTCGATGTCTGGGTTGATCAGCAGGTGCTGAATTTCGTACCTCCTTCGGCCAGCGCAACGGTAGCGCTGACGCCTGGTGACTGCGTTTCATTGCGTCTGGAGAGGACGCTGAGCCTGGAGGGCGCGCTGTCGGTTGCGGTTAAGAGTTGGGACTGTCGTGGCCAGAGCTCGATTTCGCAGACTGCGACGTTGGGTGGCGGGGTTGGCGGCGTGCCGGACTATGTGATCGTGCGGCCGAATTTAACGGCTGATGCGGCGCAGAGTATTGCTCAGCGCGTACTGGGCGACATGGCACAGCATGCGATGTGCATCGATCTGGAGCTGCCCGGTGAGTTGACGATGCAACCGCGAACGGGATTGGCGCTGTCCGGTACTGGAACGGACTTCGATGGGCTCTACGTGATTTCCGATGTTGACCGGCGGATGTCGTTTAGCGCGGGTTTTACGCAGCATGTGAGGGCGAGGGTGCCTGCGTGGATAGCTTCCTGAATCTGATCAAGGCTCACGCGTCGCGGCTCGATCAGGGATGGGCGCAGCCTCGCCTGGCGGTCGTGACCTCGGTCGATACCACCGCGGCGACTGTCAGAGTGCAGATCCAGCCGGAGGGCGTATTGTCCGGCTGGCTGCCGGTGGCGGCGAGTTGGGTGGGGAATGGTTGGGGTCTGGCGTGTCCGCCGTCGCCTGGCGATCAGGTTGTTGTCATTTGGCAAGAAGGCGATGCCGAGCACGGGATCGTGGTGGGGCGACTATGGTCGAACACCACCCCGCCGCCGGCTGCGGCGAGTGGTGAGATGTGGCTGGTGCATAAGTCGGGGAGTTTCCTGAAGCTGCTAAATGATGGCTCGATTGCGAGCTCTGCACCGTCCTGGACTCATACTGGGAATTTGCATGTGAGCGGTGATGTATTCGATGGCGAGGGGGCGTTGTCGCGGTTGCGAGGACATTACAATGAGCATGTGCATCCGCCTTCGGAGACGACGCCTACGCCAACCGATTGAACGAGCGTCGGGTTGCCGGGTTTTCTACTTCCCATTCGTTGGGTTTTAGCGCAGGGCGTGTAAGAAATCCGCCCTACGGTTTTGGGGGCATGATGCAGGACGCGAGCCTGGTTTGGGGCGCTGATCTGTCCGTGAGTTCGACCGGCGATATTGCGTTGGCCTCGGCTACGACTCTCGGCCAGCAGCGGGTGTTGCGGCGACTGCTGACCAATCCTGGCGACTATATATGGCAGCTCGATTATGGCGCGGGACTTGCGCGGTTCGTCGGGACGCCGATCGACGTGTTGGCGGTGCGGGCGGCCATTCGCAGCCAGATATTTAAGGAATCTGCGGTGTCGCGCACGCCGGAGCCGTTGATCGATGTGCAGACTGCACAAGATGGAAGCGTGATTGTGCAGATCCGTTACGTCGACTCGACGCTCGGCACAACGCAGGTGTTGTCGTTCCAGGTAGGGGGTTGAGATGCTACTGCCGCTCAACGGGTTTTCTACCCTGGTACAGCAGATGGCTGCTGCCGTGCAGGGCGGTGCGCAGCAACTTATCGATTTGTCAGTGGGTAGCGTACTGCGTGCAGTGCTTGAGGCGAGTGCCTCGGTGGCGCTCTGGCTACAGTGGCTGATTTTGCAAGTGCTCTCGATGACACGGGCATCGACGAGCAACGGGTCCGATCTGGATAGCTGGATGGCCGATTTTGGGCTGGTCCGATTGCCGGGGGCACCGGCCAACGGCATCGTCACGTTTGCGCGCTATACGATCGGTCTGAACGCTTTCGTGCCGGTTGGCACCGTGGTGCGTACGGTGGATGGCACGCAAAGTTTTGCCGTCGTGGCGAGCGCATCGAGCACGGTGGTGAGCGGTGTGGCGGGCTATAGCTTGCCGGCACAGCTTGCCTCGATCGACGTGCCAGTTCAGGCGTTGGTTGCCGGTAGTGCCGGCAATGTGCTCGCGGGGGCAATAGGTTTGCTGAATTCGGCTATTGCCGGTGTCGATACGGTGAATAATGCGGCGGCGCTTGCGGGTGGCGTGGATGCCGAGAGCGATGCTGCGCTGCGTTTGCGCTTCCAGGCCTACATTAATAGCCTGCCGCTGGCCACCCGGCTTGCTGTGAGCAATGCCATTCTCGCGGTGCAGCAAGGTCTTCGTTACAGTATAGTAGAAAATCAGGATGGGTCGGGCAACGCGTTGCCGGGGCATTTCGTGGTCGCGGTTGATGATGGCACCGGCAATCCGCCCGCGACGCTGATCAGCGAGGTACAGGCGGCTGTCGAACAGGTTCGGCCGCTTGGCTCGACCTACGCGGTGGTACCGCCGGTGGTGGTGAACGTGACGGTGAGCATGAGCCTGGAGACATCGAATCCTTTGACCGAAACGGCAGTTGCTGCTTCTGCACAGGAGGCGGTGCTGGCTTGGATTGCGGGCCTGCCCATGGGTGGCACGCTGGCGATTTCGAAACTCGACGCGCTGGGGCACGGTGCTGATCCTTCGGTTGTCAGTGTCGTTGGTACGACGATCAATGGCGGAACCGCGGATGTTGCGGCACCGGTAAATGGTGTGCTGATCGCTTCGTCGGTTGTGGTGAACTGACATGATCGGCGATAGCGAAGATATGGCGGCACGCATGCAGGCGGTGCTGCCGGCCCGCTGGTTCGGTGATACGTCACCGTTTTTGCAGGCTGTGCTGCTGGGCCTGGGGACAGGCTGGTCGGCCATATATGGCTTAGTCCAGACGGTGCAGGCTCAGGCACGTATTGCCACCGCTGGCGGTGGCTTTCTGGATCTCATCAGCTCGGATTTTTTTGGGACGACGCTGCCGCGACTGAAGGCCGAGGCCGATGGGCTGTTCCGGATCCGGATAAGTCAGGAGTTGTTGCGCCCGCGGGGGACGCGCTCGGCTTTGGTGCTGGCTCTGACAGAGCTGACCGGGCGGGCGCCGCGGGTGTTCGAACCGGCCCGGCCGAGCGACACCGGCGGGTATAATGTCGGCGGCCTCTGCTATGGCGGGCAGGCTTTAGTGGACGGAGCTGAACTTACCGTTCCCGGTGCAGGCGGATGGGGATCCCTGGCGCTGCCATATCAGGTTTTCGTCACGGCTTATCGGCCGGCGGGTGGCGGGATCGCCCTGCTGGCGGGATATGGAACGGGTGGCCTGCAATATTACGGCGACCTTTCCATGTTGAGTACCGTGGTGAGCGATGCCGATATACAGACGACAGTCACTCGATTGCTGCCGACCGCCAGTATCGCGTGGATGAATATCGCGAACTGAGGATTTCGACGTAATGCCGAAGGCTCAGGCATTCCGCGTTTTTCAAATTTCCTCTGTGCATGCTTCGATAAGGTGGTGGACTGCAAAGCAGACCACCCTACCGGATACCGGCATCTCGGTCGTCGCGGGTTGACAAGAGCAACCCGGCCAAAGGGCCGCGGCTCCTTTCTGAACAGTTTAGCCTGAAATTCTTGAGAGAGGCACTGGCATCGTGGACAGACAAATCGTCTATCCCGGCGGGATACCGCTGGATACGGATTTGCTTAGCACCGAACGTAACATCATGGTGGCTATTGGCTATTTGGCGCAAGCGACGCTGGGCACGAGCATCGTGGCTGACGGGCTTGCGTGTGTGCCGACGGAGCCGCAATCGATGTCGGTTGTTGTGGGTGCTGGCAGCATAACGCAGTTTGGCGTCGTGGATACGACGCCGTTCGGGTCGCTGGCGGCCGAGACGTTACCGCTGTTGCGCATGGGGGTGAGCCTGTCACCGTCGAGTTTCACGACCACGGCGCCGACGGCGCCAGGTCAGTCGATCAATTATCTGATCGAGGCGAGCCTGCTGGAGATCGATGCGACGCCGGTGGTGCTGCCATACTACAATGCGAGCAATCCGGCCCAGCCCTATAGCGGTCCTGGAAATGCGGGCACGGCGCAGAATACCCAGCGGCTGCAGCAGGTGCAGTTGCAGATGAAGGCGGGTCCGCCGGGGCCGTCGGGTGAACAGGAGACGCCGTCGGTCGATGTGGGTTGGGCGGGGCTTTACATTATTAGCGTCGCCTACGGCCAGACCAGCATTGCCGCCGGGAACATCGTGCCGATCGCGGCGGCGCCATTCGTGACGTGGAAGCTGCCGCAATTGTCGCCGGGAACGCGCAATCTGGCGGCCTTTACGCCCGCGAATCAGGGCTTTTGGACGGCGCCGGCCGGCGTGCAGGCCGTGCGGCTGCGGATCTGGGGTGGCGGCGGGTCGGGCGGCGCAGGGTTTGGGACTGCCGGTGGGGGCGGTGCCGGCGGCGGCTATTGCGAAGGGTTCTTTGCGGTCGCCCCAGGCCAGTCGTTTGCGGTGACGGTCGGGAATGGGGGCGCCGGGGCCGGGACGAGCGGTGGGTCGTCGAACTTTGGCAGTCTCGCGACCGCGTCGGGTGGGGCCGGTGGCAGCGATGGTAGTGCCAGCGCTGGCGGCGGTGGCAGCGCATCCGGCGGCCATGGGTCGGGCGGTGCGCTGTCGTTGACCGGTGGCGCCGGCGGAGCTGCGTTCCAGGCAGGCGGCGATTGGATCAGTGGCAGCGGCGGCGCAGGCTATGGCGGCGCGGGGGCGCCGGGTGCGGTGGGAGCTGCGAGCGGGACGATTAACGGGAATGACGGGACAGCACCCGGCGGCGGCGGTTCAGGTGGTGTCGGGAGTGGGCTTGGTGGGCAGGGCGGCGCGGGCCTGGTTCTCGTGGAGTGGTGACGGTGCCATTCGGGCTGATGGCGACGAACGGCTGAAGGGAGGCGGCTATGGGTACACCTGCCAATATCACGTGGTTACCGAGCACGGCCCGGCTCATTGTGCTGGACGGGTTTGGCATGATTCCTCGCGGCACGCTGCAGGTGGCGCCGCAGCCGCTGGCCTGGCCGGTGAAAGATCCTTCCGATTTGCTCGACTATGTCTTTGACGTGTCGGAGGCATTGGCAGGCAATGAGGGAGATTCGATTGCGACGCTGGACGTACAGATATCGCCGTCCAATCCGGGCGATCTGACGCTGAATGCATCGAGCGCCGAGGGCACTCAGGCAATTCTTTGGCTGTCGCAGGGGTTTCCGGGGACGACCTATGCGGTGACGATTACGATTGGGACACAGAGCGGCCGGACGATCGGGCGGACTGTGGCACTGCCGGTGCTTGCGCTGGCGATGCAGACGGTACCGGCGGCGGCCATTACCGATCAGACCGGCGCCCCGATCACCGATCAGAACGACAATCCCCTGACCACCAGCTGAGGCGGAGCGCAGCATGCCGACGATCAATGAGCTGCCGCCTGCGATCTCCGTCTCCGATAGCGACGAGCTAGTTGTAAGCCAGTCGGACATCGCCCGCTGTGCGACACGGGCGCAGTTGCTGGCGGGTGTGCAGCCGGCATTGGCGGTTCCGACAGGCAGCCTGCTGGGGCGAATGAGTGCCGGCGTTGGCGCGCCGGAGACGATCGCGCTTGGCGCTAATCTGACGCTGGCGCAAGGAGCACTGAGTGCGCCGGCCGCGTTTTCGGTCAGCTCGTTGTCCGGTGCCGGCGCGCCGCAGCCTGGCGATCTGGTAGCGATGGGGCGGGGCGGCCAAAATGTTGCTGCCAGCTATGCGCAATTCATGGGCGGATTGCCGCAGGTTGCGGGCATCGATGGATCCGGTTTGCTGGCCAACGTAGCGTCGACACCGGCGCCGCGGCGGATTGCCGATTTGTTTGCTGATGCTGTGTCGATCGAGAGTTTTGGCGCGGCCGGCGATGGCGTGACCGATGATACGTCGGCGTTTGTGTTGGCGCTCGCAAGCGGAATGCCGCTGATTCTGGGCGGCCGCACTTACATTATAAACGGGTTGTTGTCCGCGGCTGCGGCCGTGGCAATGGTGGGCGTGCACGGGGCAACGATCCTGCGTCGCACGCAGGCTAACGGCGTAGGCTGCTGGATTAGCTTCGCGGGTGCGAGTTGTGCGGTCGATGGAGTCATCTTCGACGCCGGCGGGTTGGCGGGCGATGATGCACCGTGCGTGCAGGTGACCGCGGCGTGTCTGGCGGCAGGGTTCGATGGGTGTGAATTCCTCCATTGTGGCGGCGCGACACAGGGAACTGGCCTGCTGCTCAATTGCGGTTCGGGCGCTCACCACACGGTGCGCGAATGCCTGGTTCAAGGCAATGCCTTGCACGCGATTGCAGCTTCAGGAACCGGGCTGGTTACTATTCTTGACACGCGCTGTCAGGGGAATGGTGGGAGCGGGATTTGGGTCGGCGCCGGTGTCGGGGTGCATCTCGGCGGCAACGTCTGTTCAGGCAATCAAAACGGCATTTCGATTGGAACCTGGAGCGCCGGCGGACCGCCGGCAACCGGTAATTCATCGTGCGTCGTCAACGGGAATGTCTGTTCGGGCAATGCTCAATGGGGCCTCGCTATCGCAGCCTTCGGGGCTGCGGTGGTGGATAATGTTGTGCAGGCCAACGGCACGCCCGCTTTCGGTGGCGGCATGCTGTTAAGGGTGGCGATGTCGCGTGTTGCCGGAAATATTGTCGAGGCTGGCGCGGTTGGTCTCGATTGCCGGGGATCATCCGCAAGTCTCCTGGCTGACAACCATGTCTCCAGCGCCGGCGTGGGCATTCTGGCTGGCGGATGCGCCAACGTGCGCATCGGCGAGAATTTCTTAGTGGAGAACGGCTGGGCGGTTTCGATATCCGGGATCGAGCCTTCGGTGAGCGCGACGCCGACCGGTGTCATCGATGTCGATCAGAACTGGATTGGCTTTTCTGCCGCGTTAGGCGGCGGGGTGTTTGTGCAGGATGGCGCGCCGAGCGTTGCGGTCTGCGGCAACTCGATCAATGGCTGGGGTAGCGCACTGGCTAGCCAGGCGATGTGGCTGCATACCGCGACAGCGATCGTGCGATGCAACGACTGGAACAATACCGCACAGTTTCAGGTGGCCGCGAGCGAAGTGAACGGGCAGTCGGCGCTTGTGTTGCCGGAAGTGGCTGACGATGTGCTGGTCACGAATGCGCCGCCGGGCGTCTCGGCGGTGTTGACCCAGCATCAGGTCGATACTCTGGGCCAGGTCACCTTTCTGCAAGTCACGGCGGGCGGGAGCGGGTACACCACGGCCTCGGTGACGATCACTGGCGCTGGTCATGGGGCCGCGGCACAGGCGGTGGTGGCTGATGGCTCGGTGGTGTGGCTGGTGGTGACCAACCCGGGCTCGGGCTACGGAGCCATTGGCGCATCCGTCCAGGTTGCGATCCAGGGCGATGGAGAAGGTGCTGCGGCCGTCGGGTTTGTCGGATTGCCGGTCATGGCCGGGCGGCGGTTGCGCCTGACCTGCAACTGCGCAGTGCGTCTCGTGCAGGGTGGCTCGATGCCGGTGCTCCAGAATTGGACCGGTTATGACATGGGTCTTCCGGCCGGCGGCTCCGTCGAACTCGAAGGTGCGTTCGGGCAGTGGCGTGCGATTCAATCGCCGCCTGTAGATTATTTGATGCCGACCGGGGACGGGGGCGCGCTGGTGCAGAGTGTGGGCAGTGGCGACCTCACTTTGCGCCCTGCGGCTGGCGGCACGCTTGGCATCGCCAGTGTTGCGGAACCTGGCGGCTATAGCTCATCGCTTGGCCGCGGTTCGCCGGAAGGGGTGGTGGTGGCGAGTCCGGGCTCGGATTTCCGCAACCTCGATGGCGGTGGTGGCAGCACGCTCTGGGTGAAGGTTTCCGGCACCGACAGTTCCGGCTGGACGGCGATCGCCTGACTCCAACAATTCGTCGAGGTTTTGCATCATGCCGACCATTCCTCAGCTTCCGCCGGCTACAGAGACAACGGCGCAGGACGAGATACCGCTAAGCCAAGCGGGGATTACGAAGTCTGTCACCATTTCGGAATTGCTTGCCAGTGTGCAGACGGCGATTGAAATTCCGAGTGGGACGCTGCTGGGCCGGGTGTCGCTAGGACCGGGTGGACCGGAGCCGGTCTATGTATCGACCGGGCTGGCGCTGCAGAGTGAGTCACTGTTGGCGAATGGCGGGGATCATGCCGGATTTGTTGTCCAGACGGCCCTCGCGCTGACTGACGATGTGATCGTCAATGCGTCCGGGACCCCGAGCCGCCTGGCTATGCCACTGTTGCGGGGGTTGTTTAACGCCGGGACAAACGTGGCGATTGATGCCAACGGCGATATCTCTGCGAGCACCGACCCTTCGGTAACCAGCCAACTGCAATCGCTGAATTCCGGTCTGACGTCGACCGAAGCAGAGGTTGCGGCGCTGAGTGCGAAAATTCCGAGCGGCGGCTATGCGGCACTGAACAGCCAGGGGCAGGTGACGGCGCCATTGGCCGGCTCCGCCACGCTCGCGACGGTGACGGTGGCGAGCGGCGCGCCGGCCCGGACGCTGGGCTCGATGTCTCTGGACACTGTCAATGTGCTAGATTTTGGCGCGGTGACCGGCGGCGCGGACTGCACTGCGGCGTTTGGCGCCGCTTTCGCCAGCCTGAGCAGCGGCGGGGAAATTTTTATCCCCGCAGGCGACTATTGGTTTGCCAGTTCGCTGGTTTTGAGCGGCCAGGCCTTGACGCTCCGGGGCGCGGGACGGGGGCAGACCAGGCTGCATTTTTCTCACACCGGGGTCGGCTTGGATTTTGTCCCGGGTAATATTTTCGACAAGATCATCCTGCGTGATTTTTCGGCCTATGCAGAGAACGCCACCGGACAGACCGCAGCGGTTGCACGGATAACCTTTCCCAGTAGCGGCGGCTTCGGCTACGTCACATGCAGTATCGCCGAGGTCGAGTGCTTCGGCTATCCCAATTCTGCGAACGGGACGTCGCCGTTTCCGCAAACGTTTCTGCGCGGCTTCGTGCTGAATAATTGCTGGAGCGCGCAGCTCAATAATATCTCGTGGTTCGGGCCGCCCGCTGCAGCGGGTGCCACGACATCGGCATTCATCGAGCTCAACCAGTCGGTCGACACACGCATTCATGGTGCGCAGGCTTACTACGGAAACTCTTTCGTTCTGCAAACCGGATACTGCGAGGGCATTTACATCACGAGCCCGCTGGTGGTGGGCGTGGACTATCTGTTTTCGCAGACAAACGAGACGCAATGGCCCGGCTATGTCGCGGACAAGCCTTTGCTGCTCGGGCTTTGGGTCGCAAACGGCGAGGTCAATACCAATCTTGGGACGGTGCAAGCGGCGAACGTGACGGATGGGTTTTTCGTAGGTGTGGATATTACCCGGGACACCGGGCCGAACGCTGCGCAGACGTTCTTTAACCTGACGAATTGTTCGAACTTTCATGTCATGGGCTGCAATTTTGTCGGCGGTCCGACGGGGGGCAGCGGCCAGGATATTGCGTTCGGGTTCCAGAGCACGTGGAACTCTTCGGGCAATGTCATTGGACTATGCCATTTCGAGAATATGGCCACTGTGATCAAGATCACCGGGAGCAATGGAACCGTTGGGCTGACGACGTTCGGCCTGAATCTGGGCAACGTTCCCCTAGCGACGGCGGTGATTGACAACACACCGCAGGAAAACGCGAATTTTCTGACGTTTATTACGCCTGCCGCGACGGGCGTGCCTGCAGGAATTGCCAATACGCACGATCATCTCTTTACCAACTCGACCGGGAACATCCTGTTTAGGATCAACTCGACGCCGAGTGCCGCGAATTTCATTCGCCATCAGCCCGCTACGACGACCAATCCACCCACCCTGTGCTTTGATGGATCGGACAGCACGGTGGCGGGGGTGATTCAGACAAAGGGTGGTAATTTCTACGTCAATGCCGCGGGTGGCAGCGTTGGCTCCGGCAACCTTCTCAGCCTCCTCAGCACGGCCAACGCGACGAACTGGGTGGTTATGCAGAACGCGACCGCGGGCAACCTTAGTCTGTTGAAGACGAATGCGGGTGGCTTGGGGATTCAGCCTGCAGGTGCGCTGTGGCTTTCGCCGTCCAGCGGCTTGTTTGCACCTGGGCTGCCAACGACGAAGCCTGCCGCCGGGTCCAATCAGCTTTGGAACAACGGTGGTGTTGTTAGTATAGCGTAAGGGTAAACGGTTCTTTTTTGACAAAAAAACCAAAAGACCTTTGTAAGTTGGCGGGCGGCCGCCGGATAGGCCCGCGACGGCCATCGAAAAGATTTTCTCTTCCTTTCTCCTAGAAGAGAAGACCGTTTCCTGCATGTATGAGAAGGAGGCGATCTTGACCGGATCGGATCTTCACCCGCTCTTTCAACAAATGGGCGAGGTTCTCAGCAGCATCGAGTCACTGCGCGACACGATACGGCTACGACAATCGCAGGCCGATCAGTTGCATGAAATTCTTCGCGCTGATCTGGCGAGTGTGCGGGGTGATCAGCATGATCTGGAGGAGAAGCTGGAATGCGTTATCTGCATCGTTCAGAACGATCTTGAGGCCTTGCGACGAGACACGGGCGAGAACGCCCGTGCGCTAGATCATCTCGTACTGGCTGTCCAGGCACTTGGCCGGCCGATCGCCGACATTGCGGCTTTGCGGTCACGTGTCGCCGGTGTGGTGTTTGCCATCGGTATCATCGGCAGCGTTGGCCTCTGGTTTGCCGAGCCGGTGTACCGCTGGCTGGTCGAGGAACACCTTGGCCGCCGGTAATGGTCTACCGTCCATAACGCTGTTTCAGAAAGCAGGAACTCTTTCGAATATGGGGTGCCAATGATGATGAGATTGCGCTGCGCCACGGTGCTGCTGCTTGGGAGCGGGCCGGCATGGGCCGGCACGCCTTACGTGCTCCAGAATAGTCTCAATCGCGCGCCGGCTGTTGTTCTGCACTGTTCGACCGGCGGGAATGTCGTCGTGCCATGCGGTACCGCGGCAATGCCGCTGGTTGTGACGGGGGGAACCGGCGGGACGACCTCAGGGGGCGCGACGGCCACTAATCAGCAGGCGCAGATTACCGCGGAGCAATCCTCGGCAACTGCGCTCGGTACGCCAGGGGACTCGCTGTATGCCGGGGGTTCAGGCTCGGTTACGTCGGTTCTGAAGGGCGTATGGTCGGTGCTCGGCGGCGGCGTCTCGGCTGTGCCAATCGGCGGGGTTCCGGTTTCGCGCTCGCTCAGCCTGATCGCACAGCAAAGCACACAGGTTTTTCCCAGCAATGCCGGCCGCCATTATCTGGCGTTCCAGGTGCCGCAGGGGACTTATGTCTGGGTGAATCTGCTTGGCGGTGTTGCCGCCCCGAACGGCCTGGATTGTGCGTATTTCGCCGCCGGCACTTTCTATGAAAGCGGCCAGTACGTTAACCGCGGCGCAATCACGTTCTATGCCCCGGTCGCGGCGGTTCTGTCAGCGTGGGAGGGGTAA